TGCCGATAGGTCGCCCACTCAGTTTTTTTGTCAGACGCTAAAGGCGAATCTGTTGCCTGTGTCCAGTCTGAATCAACAAGCTTTTTATTTCGTTCGTTTCGGTCGTTATCGTTCCACGCCCGTGTGGGTTGCGGGATAGCGACTGTACCCGATGGACTCGGTGCCGAATCATGGTCCACTGCTTCGAGTGTTCCTGCTGACAGGCTCAGGGCCGCTTCCATATCGGCAACTTGAACCGCTGCTGGCGTGCTTGGTGTGTCATTCGCTACGAGCGTTCCGTTATGGTCCGTCACGTATTTTTCGTCTGTCTTTTGTCTAAAATATCTCATCGGTTAGCTCCTTACGAAATCGCCATTGAATATACATAGGTTGGCCCCACGATTGCTGTTACTGCCGCGTTGGATGTATTACCCCGAACGTCTATGCTCGTTATGGCCGCAGTCGGAAGCGCCGCCCCGTTAGTAATATTGGTTAAATTAACTACTGTGCCGTCACGCATGGTCCAGCCCATAGCGTTGATACCTGTACCTACGTAATCAGAGCCCCTCATCCCGAGATACACCACCGATAAACTTACACCGTTATTCCCCGACGAAAATAATGTGCTTGCATAACTCGTGTTAGTGTTTGACGAGTTACCAATGGCCGACCCATTCATTCCAAGAAAAAACGTGCCCGTGGCCGTACCACCACTGTTTCTCGTTTGGCCGATAATCATTATTGGCTTACCCGCAGGAATATTCAGACTGCTAATAGTAGCGATCACCGTGTCGCTTGTGCTAGTGGTGGTTTGCTCACTTGTGATAGAGCCTTCTAATGTCCAAGCGCCGCCGCCAGCCGCAGCCCATTTGACACCTAGTGTTTCAGATGAATCAGCTGTAAGCACATAATCATTCGTCCCCGCTGCCAGTGCGCCCAACGTGTTCGCTGCACTTGCTCCGAGTATCTCCCCCTTCGCGTCGAGTAATGATTGCGGACTGGCTACCCACTCGGGCGCATTCGCTGCCGCGTTGGTTTGTAACGTTTGCCGCGCCGAACCGATACCAAGTCTTGCGATGGCATTATCTGCTGTCGCATATACGATGTCCCCTGCGGTCGTCACAACTGCGGGGGCTGTTTTCTGAATGCTGCCAGCCGTGCCCAGATAGTTGTTCCATATCGTGGCGGTTATCACCGTTCCAGTTGTTTGATCCGCTCCATCAGTCCATGCCATTTTTCTCTCCTTAGAATCCTAGTGTAGTCGTTGTGCCGAGTTCTGACGTGCCGAGCGACCAATATGGACTTCGGCCCGTCGTACTTTCCAATGTGAATATCGTCTGAAAATCTTGTGCGCTTGCTTGGTGTTGAATACCTGAAATGAAATATTCTTCGGTGACTGTTCCGCTTGGTGGCGGATCATAGGTCACAGTAATTCGATCCCGAATTTGCCGACTCAACGCCTGAACCATAACCGCATCGTTTTGACGTGGATGCAGCACGATTCTACGAACCCGTAGCTCCGGCTCCTTGAATGAATCGATATAACTTTGTGCGATGTTAGCTACGTTCGGATCGGAATTGTTGAACAGACCAGTTAAATTAAAACTCCGAATACCATAATCGCTCTGAGAATCTGCGTCCGTTTTATTTTGAGCAGACCCTCCGATACGGGTGAGCGTTACATCATTCTTAATTAGATCCCCAGAGTATTCCAATTGTATATCTGCAACCGGTAAGGCAGACCCGCCGAATGTGGCTTGTGATGTATTGCTTCGGGTGTTGGAGGTTAACGATTGACGATCTTCAAACACTATTTGATTACTGGTATTTGCGTACACCGCGCTTAATCCACCACCCTCAGACTTGTCCGCTATTTGGATGGCTCCGAGCGCGTTGGCGTTCGACAACGATACCGATTGGAACGTCTCCTGTCCTGCGTCTAAATCTCGCGGAATGATATTGGCTTCGTTTAATATCTCAGCTATGACAGTTCCGCTGAGGGCTGCTGATGTTGATGCCGTGATATTTACGTTATTGAGATCGTAGATAAAATCGTTTGCTCTCGGAATTGCTGTAGACTCATTCGGGAAATTGTAATTAAATGCCCAATCTCGAATCACCCCTTGATAGAGTTGGTAGTCTGTTGAATCGTAGGTGGCTGTAATCCTCATCCATCGACCAACTTTTATCTGTCCGTAATATGCACCACCTGAATTATTCGGATCGAATAGTCGGGCTGTATTATCTAACGTGACACTAGAACTCCCCGAAGAATATTCATCAAGCTCTCGTTGCTTCCCTCTGTTTATCGATAAGTTACGAACCGATGAAGATACGTCAACCCATGGAGCTGCTTCCCCTAATGTGGAATAACCAAGAATCGCGTCGCCTAATGAAAAGCCTGTGGAACTGGCTCCTGCCGCAAACCGAATCTCGGTGGTGAATGTTGGCATCGCTACGCTCATGTTTGGGTTGATCCCGCCTCAAGAATTGGCCCGTTAGCTTTTGAAGCTGTATTTATTGCTTCGGCTATTTTCTTGCCCGTTTCTAATGGATCTACAACAGTGCCATTCACATTAATTACAATGGGCGGATCGGTAACTCCCCCGCCCATCGCGCCCCACATACCCTGTTGCCCTTCTGCGCCCCGATACCATTGTTGAATCTGTCCGCGTTCTCCTGCATACCGATACATTTGCTGTTGGGCTGTCGGGTCGTAAGTGCCTTCTTTTCTGGCTAACTCAATAGATCTCGTTATCGCCAATGCGAGCTTCTGCGTATCGTCTGCATTTCTCATCGCTTGAGAAAATCGTTCTTCGGCTAACTTTTTCTCTGCTTCTTCTGCGGCCTCCGCTGCCGCTATCGCTATTTCTGCGGCTCTTACCTTCGCATCAGTCTCTCTATAGATTGCGTCCCGTAGATAGTTAGAATAGAAACCCGCATGTTTTGTAGCTTGCTCATACCCTTCAATCATGGCTAGATCATTATCCGCTGCAATTTTTGCTATTTCAGAGGCTTTAATCTTTGCGGCCATTTGCTCGTGGATTTGTTCGACTAATTTGTTAGTAGCTGTAGCTGAACCTGCGACAGCTTTTTCATAACCTTCGATAGCGATTAAATCATTTGCTCGCTCAGCGGCTACCTTTAATTCTGCTTCGCCCAATTCAGTTGTTACATCGGCCATTTCTTTTAGCCGTTGCTGTCTTTCAGACGTCATTCCATTACCTGCCGCGATAGCGTCATTCAACGAATGCACTTGATTTTCAACCATCTTTACGCCGTCCACCCAATCGAGCGTTAGCTCGTTAATTCTTGGTAGTTGGAAATCTCTAATGTCGAGAAGCTGTTCCTCTGTGCCTGTTAGGTCTTTCATCCAATCTGGCATAGCGTCGTGAATTGTATTTATAAAATTTACAAACCCGTTGATTATTTTTTGCCACATACCGATATAGAGATTTGCAATCTTGACAGGCACATTCATAATGAACTCGACCGTTCCCTCGAATGCATCAGCAACTTTTCGCCAATTCTCCACCAGCAGATTAAATCCTTTAGCTACTAAACCAACAGCTAAAAAAGTTAGATTGAAGACTTTTCCCAGACTTGTCATAACCTTTGCAACCCGAGCAATCCAAACAGAACTTTCACCCGCTTTTGCAGCATTGTTTTCAAACGCTATAGCGAGCTTATTAAATCCGATAACAAGCGGTTCTACCAATGTCCAAATAGCTTTTAGTATTTCTTTAGCCGCCCATAGCTGCGGAGCAAAATAGGCTTTTATCATTGATCCAATAAGTCTGATAGCTGGCATAAATTCTTGGATTTTATCCATTGCTTTCAAAGTCCAGTCACGGAACATTCTTATTTTTTCGTTCATGCCTTCAAACGACCGTTGAAACACTGGTGCAAGTCTCGCACCAATTTCTTCACGGAAATTAGCCCAGACTTCAGACATTTCGAATTTTGCGTCGGTTAGATCTGCCGCAGCCTGAATTTGACTCTCGCTTAAAACGATTGATAATTCATCGGCTCGCATTAACGCTTTTTCAAGTCCAGCATATCCATCGACCAAAGCCGGCAGCATCGCTATCCCCGCTTTACCGAAAGCTAATTGCGCCAGTGTAGCCTTAGTCGTGTGATCCGCTACTTGATCAAGTGCCTTGAAAAGCATTTTGAACTGTTCCATCGGACTGGCGGCTGCCATTTCACGCCACGATAGTCCGAGTGCGTCAAATACTTCGACCGATGTTTTCGTACCTAGCGCAGCATCATACAGCAATTTGTTCAGCGTCTTGAATCCAAGTTCCGCCTGTTTAATCTTGGCTCCGTTTAATTCGAAGGCATGATTAAGCCGTTGCAAATCTTCCGCCGCAACACCGGTTCGGCCAGACATCTTGTGAATGGCGTCACCAGCATCGGCAAACTCCTGCGTAACTGTTGCCGCAAATTTGAAAGCAACTGTTGAAACCGCAGCGAACGCTGCACCAGCGGCAAGCGCCGCCGTGTTCATTCCTTTAAGTTTATCGACTACACCAGTAAGACCTTTTTTAGCTTGGGTGCTATCGGTCTTTACTTTAATGTTGGCTTCAGTTGCCATCGCTACTCTCCGATGCAGAAATAATCGCTATAAGCCGGAGCATATTTACGTCTTCCTCAAGAATTGCGCTTGGAACTACACCATACCGCTGAGCAAGACCATCAACCATTTTTGCATCTCTTAATTCCGATGGCTCATTAATTACAGAGCCATCTCTGGCTGTTCCTCCACCGACGTGCTTGAATCGCTCGACTCGGTGGAGGATACCGGAGGGTTTACAGTTGCATCATTCCATTGGACCATAATTTCACTGGCTAAACTGGCGGGCAGTCGTAACATGCCTTCACCAGTAGCCGGTATCTCACCTTCATCATCCTCAAGATTCCAACTGATTAACACGCTGTCGCCAAACGCTATAAACGTCTCGCCGACTTGTGCTTCGTCCGTTGGGCTGAAAGCTAAAAATGTTTTCAAGGGAACATTACCCCTAAGCACAACTTCAGCCCCTGCGTAATCACCGTCTAGCTTGACAGCGATTTCTCCCGCCGGTATTAAATACCCCATTCGTTGACTCCTATACCGTGCCCCATGTTGGAACAGTTCCCGACTGAAGCGATAACTCTGCGCTCCATGTCAAAGAACCATCGGCAGCACGATCTAAATTGTACGCGCTTACGAGCATTTCCATCTCCAATTTTGGATTAGAGCTACTGTTACCACCAACCGCGTATGTGACCGTTCTTGTTCCCGACTGTGTTTTGAATACGTCGTGACTCAGGTTTGAAGCCGAGTTAAATACACCGTTAATGCTTACAGTTCCGTCGCCGAGTAGCTGTAATCTTTCGACTGCACTCTTATCTATTCCCGTAATTTCTTGCAATGATGTGCCATTGTTGAACGTGGCGTTCGTCACATCATTACTGATATTTCGGGCTGAACCACCACTGTCATCGACAGCTAGGTAATCACCCAATCCACTCTGCTTTGCCATCCTAGTTTTCTCCTATTCCTCTCAGATTTTCTGAGTTAAAGCCTTGCAATTTGAACCACGAATACGAGGTTCGAAAACGTGCCCGTAGTCTGTACACGAAGGTAGCGAGGGACCGTTCCAGTCATGCTCGTCGCTTCGCTTGTACGAGCCGACACTGTGCTGAACGTCATCATATCCGACCATGCACTATCGTTCGTTGATTCCTGTATTTTGATAACAGCACTTCCAGACGCAATCGACTCGACGGAAATTACAGCGCGAGCACCATTGCTAGTCGAAGCTGCATTGTCCACCGACGCGCTATTGGCTGCTGATGAATCTGTTTGTTCTGGTCCGTCGGTAAGGACAACTCCCCAGTTCAGCCCATTACCGTCGGACGTAGAGAACTCGACAGTCGTGGCGATTGCTGAACCTTGTGACCTATCTATGTTGTAACTAGATTGATCTGCGACCATACCGCAGGCTGCATCGCCTCTGCTTGTTCCCATCGTCATTATAACTTCTGAATCACCGGCGATGGATTCAAACGCATCGTGGGACATTCCCGCCGCGTTATCAAACCAACCGTTTACAGTAAGTGTCGAATCTGTCAACCCGATAATCCGCTCGGTAGCTGATTTAGATAACGGAGTCACGTCTAACAATGTCTGAGTACTTCCGATACCTGATAGCGCGTTGACATCCGTGTTTAGGTCGTACCCGTTTGCGTAAATTCGGACACCAAGTCCATTAATCTTCGCCATCTATATCTCCATCCTCATCTACTTCGGCAATGCGCCCTCTTTTGAGCAAATCCTTAATCGTGCTCTCTTTTACACTCGCAGGGAAATCAAAGTTTTTACCTGCTTCAAAGTTTTCATCACCAACACTAATTCCAACGATGGCGCGGTACTTGCCCACATCAACGAACTGTCCGTTATCTGATCTTCTTCTTGTCATGGTACGATTGGAACCTCTCCGTATATTTCTACGCTGTAGGGAATCGTGACTGTGCGATATGCGATACCGCCAATCTCCGAAAATCCTATGTCTGCATTTTGTGGCATTGAGTCAGTGCAATTCCCCGACAGGTTTGAATCGCCCCGTAATGCCGTTTTGATATTTACAATTGCGTCCCACACTTCACCTTCAACAGTCTCTCGGACATTCGGTGAACTTTGCATACGCCAATAGCATTGAATAGTAAATTCAGTTGATGTCGATGAATCTGCTAATGTAGTAAAAAGTTCCTCATGGGACGTAATCCAAAAAGCAACGGATGGGGTAGCCGGTATGCTTAACGGCTCGCCCTGATACACCGAGATAAACGACGGTGATGAAACTCCGCTCAAAAGCGAATCAATTGTTGATAGAACTCCTGAGCGGCTCAATTTAGTTCCTTCTTCAATCCGGCGTCATACGCCTTTGCAATGCGCTTATCCTTTTTGAATTTCTGCATGGTGTTGCGAAACATGTGGTAGCCCTTAAATCTGCTCGGAGTTTTCCATCGCGGATGCAGGCCACCATTTTCAATCCAGTACGCGTATTCTACGTTCGCACCTTTTTTGAATAAGCCCGTATCTAAAACTAATCGAGGGTCTTTCCATTCATCTGAGATGTGCCACATAACCCGACGTTTTAACTTTCCGGTTTTTAGACCATGCCCTGAATACAACTGGCTTCGGACATCTTCTTGCATTTCTTTACCAACAGTCCGCAACGCTGTTTTAACACCACGTTTTAATCCGTCGTTAGCTTTTTTCTTTGTGCTCAGGGGACCCTTTAATTCAACTTGAACATTACCGGTATTTTTAGCCATTAGAAAATTGCTCCTGATAGATCGCCATACGCCACATATGGGTCAAGAGTTTTCAAAATACTTCTGGCCTCATTGGTTGGAAACGCAATTGGAATTTCTCCCCCAAATGTTTGCTGAACACCCATATCTCTATTGCGATATTCAACCCGCGCCAGATCCAAGCACGTCTGCAATACATCTTCGGGGTAGGTGTAATACACCACAGCGTCACTATTCGAGTGAGTTGCTGCTGTTGTACCATGAACCCCACGAACAACTGTGAGCACATGAGTTGATATTGACTCGACATACATTTGTTCAGCGTTGACCAATATCGTATTACCTTCTGACAGGGTAGAACCGTCAGTGACCGTGATGCTAGTCGTGGTTGTACTGGACACCGCACCGTTCAACGTTGTAGCCGACTTCGTGGTATTTCGCCAGCCCCATGTAGCAGCAATCGCTAGTGTTTGCTGGCCACCCGAAAACGTTTTCGCCGTGTCCTCATTTAGCTTGAAACCCCAATACGGGATCGAGTTATACGGAAGCAGGAAATAATCATTCGCATAACCTTCCGTCAATGTTTCATTGGTAGTGCGGGCGGTATCGTCGTAGGCGGTCACACTGGTGATGCTATTGGCCCAAGCCCCAAAGGGTATTTCATTAACGATTACCGCTGCCGGAAGTATGCCAAGCGCGGCAGCCGACCGGCGCGGGTCGTTTCTAAGGTAGCTGGATTTTAGTCCAGCAGCGCCGAGTCTCTCAGAGTATGGGCCATTCCCAATATCGTAATATCTCGTCGCAGTAAACGGCCCGAACGAATTATCATTCACGCGCTGGTCAATTCGCCTAGACGCTTGAAACAACAAACGCCGAAGCGCATTTGTGTCAGCCGTCCAATTCGACGAATACGACGTACCGGCTAGGTAATCCCTAAAATCGCTTAGGGATGCGTAGGTATGATAAATGGTTACGGGTTGCGGCATTACTTATTTTCCTCAGCTTTACTGGCGTCTTTTTTCGACGCTTTAGGCGGAGCACTAAATGCCCAACCATATTCCTTGAGAATTGCAGCACTGACTTCGTATTCTTCGCCAGCGTTGTAAGTCTCGCCACCTTCAATTCCAAGCGGCTCTAGGCACGTTACTTTCGGCATAATTCCTCTTTTCTGTTGGGGCAGGGCTGAGGGTATACTTTCTCAGCCCCACCCCATCTAACTACGAACTACGCAGCGCGTAGGATCTTGAAAGCTTCAGCGGTGGCCATACGACCATCGCTTCTTGCTGTTGCGAAGAAGCCCACTTGTCCATTACCCATGTACAAACTATCGTTTCGGCGGATACTCATTCCGGCTCTTTCGAACAGGTAGTATGCCGACATATTTCCAGCGACACCAATTTTCTCGGTTGATGTAATTGTCGTGCCGAAAGGCTGACCACTCACATCGACGTTGATAACTTGGCGACCCATGAGGAACGCATCTGGCGCGTTCGTAAGCGACTCAATCGCATGAACACCAGCCGCAGTCGTGCCGATACCGTTTATGAGCGCTGATATCGCAGATGGGAATACCCACCTGAAAGTCTCAACGCCACGATGCTGCTGTGGAACATCGAAATAAGCGGAAACGATATCAGCAGCTACGACAGAAGTCGCATTTGCTAAAGTCGAATAGCCTACTGATGCGCCCGCACCGTCAACACCGTTCACAATCCCGTTATAACGAGCGGTCCCGTTACCAGCCAGAAT